CTTCGCTAAGATCTAGCGTAGCGAGGTCGCCTCTGTGCGAACCTCTACAAGCAAGAACCCTATTGGGATCTTGATCTTCTATTCCGATTATGCGCGAGAGGAAACTATCCTCAAGAAGCGCATCACGAAAACTACGGAGGAGACCCTGCTGCGCATATTGCATCGCAGCAGGCTCAACCGCAATAATTCGGGGTGTTTTGAGCGTCTTAGGGACGGTGATGACCTTCACAGGCATCTCCGCCTCGGGTTCAAGGACAATCAGCTCTTTCTTAATCTCTTCCCAAAAGGAAGGATTAGGGCAGAGGAACTCTTCCGCAGGTAATACGCGGTTGAGTCGAGTAGTCCAGGTTCGCAGATTCCACTTGGCATTCGCCTTGTAGCGGTCTGCGACAGAGCCTGGACCATGCTTTCCGACGATTCTGGCGAAATGGACATCTCTATCCATTTTCGCAAACAGATCATTGAAAAGCAGACCAGACATCCGCTTGAAATCCGCCATGTAAGACGGATCAAGTACGGAGTCAGTCCACCTGATGTCCTGTTCACACTGAACATATTCGGACATTGCTCGTCTCTCACGACGCGGACTAACAACATCAGTCCGCGTGGAGGAATCCCTTCCAGGATCCTCCTGAGGGAGAGCGATCTTGCTAAACATCAACGTTAGTTGACGCAAAGCATAGATTGCTTCAATATCCGGATCGTCCAGTAACACACCACTAGCAGGATCGAACACACGCTCAAGGAAACCCCCTAGAAATAGGGGGAGCCCAGTAAGAGCACTCTTCCGAAAGGATGAGCACTCCCAAGGAGCGACGATACCGTGGTCAAGCCATTTTTCGATAGCTTTTCCATAGTCCGCCAGGGTTATCGCTAAAAACGACAACCCCTCGTGTTCGGTCCGACTCGTGACGGTAGTTATGTCACGAGCGGCGCTAGTGCAACATCGTACAGCAAGTTCCCTCGCTGTACAGGACCAGAGTGACGTCAGGCTTTTCATGGTCCCCTCCTTTGTTCGGAAGGTGGCCAATCCATAGCTCTGCCGTTACTATGTATGAACCTCCGGTGTCGATGTGTACCAAAGTTCCCTTGTCAGGGTCCCTTAATATACATTCTTCACCTGAAGGTCCATGTCACCCCGTCATCCCTCAGGTAATAATTGAGGAAATGACGGATTCGCAGGTATTCCACGACATGTTTACGATCACGACCACCGCTACCACGAATTTCTTCGTGATATACGGATGTCCGATCTCGTAAACCGGTCGAGGCTCGAGAAGCGGTACCTCACCGCTCTCAAAGCCCCTAAATGGTAAGCGGGACCAAGCGTGCCTTTCGGCAACTCTTGAGTCTTCTTCCCATGGAGTGGAATACGACGAGAATGTACCGTTTGCTGTATAGAGAAAGCCCATCAGGGCTGACCCTTTGGAAGGCGGAACCGTCTCAGGATTCGCCCCCCAGCAGCTTAACGATCATCGCGTCCGAAGAGGCAGAGAACATCGACTTGAAGCCGGTGTAAACTGCCAAGGCCTCGACAGCCGTATACCCGGCCGGCGGAACGTCAAAGACGATGTAGTTACTCATCGACACTTTGACATTTTCCGACGGACGGAACGGGTCGGCGGTCAACTTCGCTGTGTCAACCCGCAGCAGCCGCCTCGTACGCTTGCCATAGTTATGGCTCGCGGTAACCGAGGTTAGGCCGTCACCGCTCGAGTACTCACTCTCGTCGTCTCCTACGCTAATGCGCGGGAGGGCGATCGTGGTAGCCGAGATGGTGATTGACAGTGGGTCGGTGAACGACATGAGCATCACTCCTAGGAGCCAGGTAAGGCCCCCTATTGGCGTTGCAACAGCGGACAATACATCCGTCAGTGCGTATGGGATATACCCAACGCAGCAACGATGGCTGACTGAACGGTCGTGAGACCGCCCATGTCAAAGCCGAAACCGTATGGGGTCGCCGCCCTACGCAACTTGGTTTCAGAAACCAAAGTTATGTTTGGCGGACGGACTGACGTAGTTTGAAACCTAGTCGGTCCGGAGTACGAGTACGTATAGGAAACACGTTTGTGTTCCATCATGTACCCGTACATCAACACCTGACTGTCAACTAACCAGTTCGACCAATTGGACAAAACATCGCCCGTATTGGTGAACCAGTCGACAGCCCAGCTCCACGGCGCTAAATTCCAGACAGTGTCTGGCGTCATGGTAAGACCAAGAAGTTTCTTGGCCTTGATGGCCTCTCTCGCTACAGTACTCCTGGCATCACTGCCCTGAGGAATGTAGTACGAGAAAGCGCCACTGAACCAACGACGTACTGTGGTTTTTATCTCACAGTAAACGCGGCCCGTCAGTGGAACCGACAGATCGAGGAGGGTTATGGAACTTGGGCTTGGTGCCCAAGGACTCCGTACCCCATAGTCCTCGACTGTTGTCGTCTCTACTGTAGGGAATTCATACCGGCGGCGAACCAACTTGCCAGAATCGCGTTGATACTGCTCCCAGATGGAGTCAGCATCTACGATAGACGCGCCCAACTGGGCAACGTCATTGGCAAATGGTAGCCAACTGAACTCGTAATTGAGATATGAGTCCGCGAGCGCCTTTCGACGCTCTTGGTTACTCATGTTTCTCAATCCAAGGAGGCTGCCTAGACGGGGTAAACCGTCTTTGACAGTCTCACCGAGGAAAGTTGAGCAGTCCGCGGCAGGACTAGAAGGAGAGCACCTTGCTATTGCAGTTGCGCCCATCGCATCAAGCTGTGAATTGCTTGAAGGCGAGAAGGGCGGAAACTCCATATAGTCGGGTGCGATGGGAAGCAGGATACCAGAGTATCTAGCTCTGTTGTACCACTGCCCACCATCCCAAGTAATACCATTAAGCTTTACTGGAACGTTAGGAAACGAATCCACGTAACGCTTTCTGGTACTAAACGGTCCTCCTCTGTCCCCGCTGAAACGCCCTCTATGAGAGGCGTTCCAACCGGGATGATTCTCGGATTCAGTCACCTGAATCCCCTGGAACATAGACGAGAGATACGCCGTGTAGTCACTTTCAGAGTGAACTTCAGGCGTAGTGTGATGATCGTGGACATCTTCTGTCCAGTAATCCAACTCTACCTTAACTGGTATGTTGTGAGGTAGTGCTCTAACTCGAGTACTCACTCAATCACATCTCGTTTTGCCAGGCTATGATGCTCATACACATTGAGTGATTCATCATCACTCAACTGGTCCCTCAAGTGCTGAGCACTTGAATCCGTACCAACAACCGGATAGCTCAATGAGGTTAGTCACGGCGTACGAACTCCGTAGTGGAGATCGCCGCAACGAACTCAAACACGTAGGGGTCAAGGGCAGTGATGCCCTCGAGCTCCGCGCCTGAGGTTCGTGTGTGACCATTGTGCTTGTCCTTTCGGACAAGCACGGACTCGAAGTACAGGAAGTCGCGGAAAGCGTCTTCCAAGGGTTCCGAAATCATTCTCGGAACCTCAACCTCGAGAACCTTGCAACACCTGGCGACTTCCGTGAGGAATGCCGCCATGTGCTCTACGGTGTATGACCCATGAGGGCCAGAGTGTTGAAACACTGTGGTGCCTTTCTGGGTCTTCACCCATTGAGTGTTCCCGACCAAAGGTACGGGATGTATTGCACTGCGCCCAG